TTGAACGAGCAAATACTTTTATCCCATGCGGCCAAAAAGACTGATGCCAACTCCGCAGTGTCCAACTTGCAATTGGCGTGGCTGCGTCGCGCATGGCAAGTTGCCGACGAGCTGATCACGAGTGCTTACAGTGAGGTAGCGTTGCACCAATCATTGTCGCGTCTGTCAACACTCAGAACCGCCCCGGAGGAAACCCGCCATGTGGCACGGATACTCCACGAGTGTGGCGTGCGTTTCGTCATTGTGGAACCAATTGCGGGCACTAAGATTGATGGTGCTTGCTTCTGGCTAGCCGACGACAAGCCGGTCGTAGCTATGACCCTGCGCCTGGATAGAATTGACAACTTCTGGTTCGTGCTGCGTCACGAACTGGAACATGTACTGCAGCATCATGCGCGAAATCAGCAATACATCCTGGATCAGGAGATTGACTCTGAATCAGGCACAGTGATCACCGAAGATGAAAAGATCGCCAATGATGCGGGCACAGAATTCTGTGTGCCCCAGAACGAGTTGGCAGGGTTCGTCGCACGGGTTTCTCCTTTTTTCAAGGAAGAACGTGTGTTGATGTTCGCCCAACGTCTGAACATCCATCCGGGCCTGGTAGTTGGTCAATTGCAGCGGCACCTGCATCGCTACGATTTTTTTCGCAAATATCAAGTCAAGGTGCGTTCTTTCGTCACCAGCTCTGCTCGTACTGATGGATGGGGTGTGCTCCACGCCGACTAATGAATTAATTAACAATAATTGAGGTATCTCTGGATGTCCGCATATTCCAACCAAGTGAAACACTACATAGAACGCTACAAGGCCGAGACCGGCAATAACGGCCTGCTTGATCCCCATAAAGTTGCAGCCTGGGCGCTGAGCAATGGATTACACAAGCCCAATCCCAAGACCATCATTGATGCCGTTGCTGCAGACATCTCGCAGGCATTTCGAGAAGAGTACCGAACCGATCCACATGGCCGCCGTTATCGGGCAAAGCACGCAGCAACACATAAGAACGGTAATAAAACGATGTCATTATGGGCTGATCTTGATGATCCTGTTGTGCCACATAGCCATTTCGTTCGCTCTTTTGCTCAGCGCCGCCAACAGATCGTAGGCGATTGTTTGCAATTAAAAACTGATGTAGACGTTTACAACCACAAGCGTGATCCGGATCAGCCGATCCAAATACCGCTGGATTTCACGCTCGACGTGGCCGAGCTGCAGCAGCTACCGCACAAGGTTGCCTGATTGTTCCGCGTGTACATACACCTAAATTATCAATACGCGATACACGCCATGACGCGCAGGCCAGCGGGCAGGTTGTGGTGTTCTCCAAAGCGATCAATGGACACAGTGTGGCCATGCCTGCCCGCCGATTCGGCTGTTGCCGCGTGAGCATGATCTCCCTCTGCTGTTACAGCAATGTCATGCACATGAAACCCTGCGGCCTGCATGCCGATGTTGTGGGCATGCTTGCCGTTTGCATCGGTGGTGAATCTGTGTAGATGCCCACCAGTGACATTGGTCGTGACTTTGCCTTGATTTTGCTCATAAAAACCCATGTCTCTTCCAGAGGCATAGATCGCTCTGAAAGAACCCAGGATATGCGCGTGGTCACCGTCCCAAGAGGTGCTGCCTGTATGCTGGTGCAATCCTTGTTCGTCGCTCCATGCCTGGTGTAGATGATTGCCCGCCGCTGCTGCGCTGGCAGCGTGTGTATGGCGGCCTGCGGGATGGACTGTGACCGGATGGAGATGCCTACCGCCCTCCTCGGCGGTCGCGGTGTGCGCATGGGAGATGACCTGCCCGTTGCTGAAGGTGCCTACCAAGGCAGGGTCGGCGGTGTGAACGCCTACGGTGCCTTCAAGAAAATTGGGAATGTTGAAGGTGCTGACACCATCACCGGCGCCATAACTGGTGTTGATTTCCTCAAACAGGCGTGGGTACATAGCACGCGATACAGCGCGGCCATCACACAGCAGGGTGCCGGGTAAGGCGCGTTTGCCTGCGGTGTAGACAATCTGTCCAGGCTCGTACCTGGAGAGTGCCGTCCAACGATTGGGTTCATTCTGTAGCGGTGTATCGGTGTTGTTGTCAGCCGTGGACAGATACAGCCCGTAACGGCTTGCTTGATCCGGGCGGTATCGGACGATCACCCCACGCATGTATGAAAATGGCGTGCCGTTATTTTTTTCGGCGGTGATGAATTCAGGGCTGCCGTATTCCTGGTAGCCTTTAAGCACCGTGGTGATGGCGTGCAGCACGGCATTCATGACGGTGCGTTCTACGGGTTTAGCCGTCGGCTCCTTGGTTAAATCTTTTTGATAATCCGGCCCCCATCCTTGGGTGTAGCTGACAAAGCCGTGGCTGTCTTTGGCTTCGGGCACGTGGATCATGTCCCCTTGGTGGGCAAAGGGGGTACGGAAGTAGTGTTCTGTCATGGGTTATCGCTCGGGTGGGTCGCCAAAGGTGCCGTGTGTGTAGTTACGATTGCTGCGCTCGTATCCGAAGGGCAGATGCGTCACAAGGTTGTAGCGAACCCGCACGCCTGCCGGACGTGGCAAAATGTCCAGCGCGGTGATGGCATGGCGGATGACGTCTGAAATCATTGCAGTACTGACAAACACGGTATAGCTCATGTCGTAGTGGTCCAGCACTGCGGCGCTGCCGGGAAAGATAAAGTCCAGGACTTCCTCCATATTGGGCGCGGTTCCGGTCATGTGATTTTTGGCAATGCGGCACTTGATGAGAAAGCGGTACGCTGCATCGTCCAAGCTCAGATCGTGCTGCACGGGTGTGCGTTCACTGGATAAGACACGGGATTGACCGACATGCTGGCCGATGAGGTCAAGGTGTGTTCCGGTGGCGCGTTCGATATCCAGTGTCTGGCGCAGATCGGCTAAGCCGTTCCAGGTGGTGCTGAAGGTATCGCTGATCAATGCAGCGGTGGCGGTGGCCCTGGGTTGGCCCTTGTATTGCCAGATCAACAGGTCCGCGTAGCTCATCGCACGATGACCTGTAGATCATTCATTGCAAAGCGCGCCATGCTTCTCACGTCGATAGGAATATTCTGCTCAGACAACGCTTGGCCTGCTTTACCGATCATCAGCGATGTCACCCAAAAGCCTGGGACGCTATTAATTTGGGTATACAGTCGGCTGCGGTGGACGTGCTCGCCAATCAGAAAGGAGCGCTCGGCCAATGCCTGTTTGATCCCATGGGTATCAATACCGGAAGTGCTGCTATCGCGCTCTACTTCGATGCCGGCGGCGCAACGGACCATCGTTGGACGGTCAAAATAGATCTCTCTAGGTTGGCCGTGTTTGTTTTTAATCTGTACCCGTACCTCACCACGCATGTTTGTACCGAGTGTTTTATGGTGATAGATCACTTCAGCAATGGCGTCATCCCGGCCCCCCTCCACAATGACGTTAATGCCGTGGGCGGGGACTCCCGCAGCATCCACAGTATCGGTGAAGTTTTCTAAGCAGACGACGTGGCGCACGTCGGGTAGCCCCCAGAGCGTGGCCTGGATGCTGTCAGCATTGTTGGTGGATGTCTTGGCACGGCTTTTAAAGAAGCGGGCGCGCAGGGCCGCATCGTGCTCTTCTTCTGCCCCTGCCTCGGCGTCTTCGGTGGTGATGGCCCGGTCCCAGCCCAGGGCCACGGTTTCAATGGTCAGGACGGTGTGTGCCGGGACGTCAAAACGGCCTAAGGTATCACTGCGAAAGTCTGCATGTGCGTGGCCGGTGGCATCCAGGCGTACGGGTGACACGAGCTGCCAGCGGCAGCGATTGGGATCTGAAACAACATACCCTGCCGGGATCGAGGCATCGGGTTTGCCCATCAAAGTGACATTGCGTAAGTAGCTGTAGCTGGCTCGCCTGCGGGTTAATCCGGCGTAGGCCACGCGTTGTTCTAGCCATGCGCCACTGGCGTAATCGGGGTCCAGTTGCCGGTGGATGTCCGTGCCCAGTTCTTCCAGATCGGCTTTGATCTGTGCAATCAGGCCAATCAACTGTCCATCGGGGCTGTCTGGATCAACGTTGATATCGTTGCCGTAAATCGAGCGGAAGCCTTCTTGCAAGCGGGCAATGATCGTATCCAGCCGCTCGGCTTCGTATCCGCTGGTGGTGACTTTTCCCATCGTTCAATCACTTGATAAATTAGAAATAAACAACGTCATCCTTAAATCAACAGGCAATTCAGACGTTCCCCATCGTAGTATTTTTTAGACTACAATTGTGACATGATTGAATTGAAGCAGACTGACACCTTCCGCAAGTGGCGGGAGAAACTCAAGGATGCGCGCGCCCGCTCGGCCATCGCCTCGCGCCTCGACCGCTTGGCGTTCGGCCATGTCGGCGACGCCGAGCCAGTAGGGAAAGGTGTCAGCGAGCTTCGCATCAACTACGGCCCCGGTTACCGGGTGTATTTCCAGCGGCGTGGCGACACGATCTACTTGCTGCTTTGCGGCGGTGACAAAGGATCACAAGCGCGCGACATCAAGACTGCGCTGCACCTGTCTGAACAATGGAGCGAATGACCATGACCGAGAAACTGACGAGCTACGATCCAGCCGAGGACTTGACCACTGACCAGGCCATCGCCGATTTCATGGCAGCTGCGTTCGGGACGAACGATCCTGCCTACGTTGCCCACGCGCTGGGCGTCGTTGCCCGCGCCAAGGGCATGACGCAGATCGCCAGCCAGACAGGGCTATCGCGCGAACAGCTCTACCGCTCGTTCAGTGCCGAGGGCAACCCGACGCTGCGCACGACATTGGCCGTGATGAAGGCGCTCGGGATCGAGCTGTCTGCGAAACCGTCTGGTGTTCACTGACCGGATGCACGACAAGCCTTTAAAGAAATCCTATCTGTTTGTCATCAGCATCCCCTCACAGCGTGGTACTAACGGTCATCGCCTGCTGGTCCACATCCAGCAAGGTGACTTGGATAGTTAAGGTGCGGGTGTCAGCCTCCAAGGCCATTGAGAAGGCGGTGAGGCGGCTCACCCCTTCGGTGCTGAGGATGGTTCGCTTGACCTCCTGCTCCAGGTGTACCAGGTCGGCAGGCCGCTCCATCAGGTCCAGCCACGGCAGGCCGTGGTCCAGATCCAGGAACCAGTTGCCACGGAAGGAGCGCAGCCGTGTTTTTACGCGCTGTGCCAGGCAATCGCTGGCGGCAGCATAGTTGCCGCGCCCGTTGCCGAAGGTCCAATCCCCTTGGCTGTCCAAGCGGCGCACTCTCATTGGGCCGGGCCTGTCTGTCCTGGGCCATTCTCCACGTTGTCGTGGGTGTGTGTCTCCAGGCGGATGTTGTTTGATACGACGTCGCCATGACCACGCAGTCCCTGGGTGAATTCCACGGGAAGATCAAGAACCAGTTTGCTGCCGCGCAGTGTGAGTACACCTGCGGTATCCAGTTTGAATGAGGCGCGGCCATCCAGGGTGCGCAGTACCACGCCGTCCATTTCAAACGTCGGAATGACATTGGGTAAGGAAGCAATTCCCACGCAGGCAACGGCATCAGACAGGTCATGCAGGCGATAGTCCACAGGCTCGGACGCACGGCCAGACTGGAACCAGGCATCAATGCAGCGATCTTGGAAGATGAGTTCGCATTCATCCCCAGGAGCCACGGGGAAGGTCATCACAAAGCCGCCGCCACGCGGGAAGGATACCGGCACATCCTGGAGTACCGGTAAGGGTTGAAGGGAGGCATCGTTCATCTTCTGCTGGATCAACGGCTGTACGGTCGCCGTTTGGGTGACCGGGTTAAAGCGGACGATCTGCCCAGGCAAGGCCACACGCAGGCGCTGGGCCAGCGCTTCGGTACTGCGTTGCAGTACGGCACTGAGGGAGGCGTTATTCCAGTCATCCAGACTCATACAGACGGCCTCACTTTCTGAAAATCACCGCCCACACAGGTCACCGTACTGAACCAGGCTTCGGCCATGACATCGCCCATGTCATGCAGTGAGGTGATTTTGTAGTCGCCGTTGTAGATAGGGATGATCGAGTCCACGCGCACCAGGCCGCCGATGCGCAAGGCCGGATTGAGCAAGGCAGTGATTTTTAATCCATCATCGGTCACTTCGGGGGAGCCAATCATGCCGCTGCTTTGGGAGAGCAGCACGGCGTCACCGGCCAGGACGGTATCGGTCGGTAATACCATCAGTGCTCCATCCTGGATGGACCAGTCCGCACCATGATTTTTGGCCATTGCATCCAGCAGGGTCCGTGTGTTGCCCGAGAGCACTTTGCCGCGAGTCAAGCCACGCTGTCCCTGCATCTGGATAGGTCCCAGCCGGGTAGACGGCATGGAGGTACTCAGTGCCCGCAGTACCTGGGCATCGGTCGCCCCTGCGGCTAAGGATAAGCAGACATGCGCATTGCGGTAGTCGTGATCCCCATCGCCGCATTCCAGTTCAATGATGTAATCCGTGCCATCGCGTCTCACAGAAGGTTTGATGATGTCACCGACAAATAACAGGCGCAGCTCTGCGTAACCGGCCAGCAGCCGGACCCTGTTGTACTGTCGGCTGGTGAGCAAGCTCAGGTGATCGCGGTTGAGATTCCATACGGTGATCTTGGCTGGGTTGGGGGTGGAGTCGCTGGTTTTGCGGATGTCAAAGGCGATGCGCAGGGTGTCGATGGCAATCCCATCGTGGCTGGACCCCAGCTCCAGGCGATACTGGCGGCCAAACTGTTTCATGGGCGGACCTGCTCTTTTAATCCAACAAACAGCAAGCAGCGTTCGCCCAGGTCATCGTGGCGCATCGGGTCCATCTCTAAACCGCTTTCATCTGTCAGCCAAAAGAAGTAATCGACAGGACGCCGCCACAGCAGGGGGACGCCCACCACCAGGGGGACGCCTTGCGCCACGGGCTGATCTAGGGTCGCGGTGTACAGGTCCATCGACCAGCAACACGGGACCGGATTCCATCGCAGGATCAAGCGTAAGGCGTCCCCGGCCACCTGAAAGGATTGGGTTTGGTAGGGGCTGCTATCCACGGGAATCTGTCGCATCAGAACAGTCCAGAAATCTGACGCAGTAAGGAGCGGTTTTTCTCGGTGTCGACCGGCTTAGGGTGGGTCTGGCCGCTGTGGCGTTGTGCCGCGCCTTGGGAGGCGCTCCTGCCGCGTTTGGGGGTGGGCAATGAAACACCAGAAATCGATGTTGTCTTGACGATGAACAGTTCTCGCACTGTCAGTACTAATTCAATCGAACCATCCTGGGTTTGTCTGGCCGCAATGGAGAGAATCAACATGTCTTGATACTTCTGGACGCCGGTTTGTACCTCCAGGGTCTGTCCGCTGCGTTGTAGATTCCGTAGGGCGGTGTACACCTGGGCAATGCGGCCTGTGGTGGTGGCGTCATCACGGGGGGTGATGGGCTGAAAATCCGGCAGCCAATCGGCCAGAGGGCGCACGGCGTGCTGGCCGTCGCTCTGCGGTGCAGTGGCTTGGCTGATCACCGAGGGCAGTTCACGTTGGGCCACACGCAGCGCCTGAGCGGTGAAGGGCAGCAGGTCCGTGGGGAAAGGCACGCGATCGGTCAGGACACTCAATGGCTCGGCCCTGTGCTCCTCTGCGGCAGGAGCTGGGCTGCGCTGGGGTTGGTAGTCCACCACAATGCCAGCAATGGTGACGGTCTGCGGCATTAGAACGGCGTGATCGCCGATCATCGCGCCGGACTCTACGGGGTTTTCAGTGATGCGCAGCTCGGCTTGGTGCGTTTCTTCAATCACCGCATCCAGGGTGACGGTGCCTATGTGGCGGTGGGTCAGGGTGATCATGAGGGGATAGATAGATGGATCACGTTACAGCATTACTATTTTCGTTTGACTTTACTGCAAAGTAATCGTTCGATTACAGTGCAGTGCATGACCTACACGGTAAAACGACTTGAAGGGTTCTCTGACTGGCTAAAGGGCCTAAAGGATGGGCTGGCAAGGCAGCGCCTCATCAAGCGCTTACGCAAGGTGCAGCTCGGCAACTTTGGAGACGTGCAGCCAGTGGGTGAAGGCGTGTTTGAAATGCGCGAACACTTCGGACCTGGCTGGCGTATGTACTACGTGCAGCGAGGCAGCTTTCTCATCGTGATGCTCGGCGGCGGCGACAAGTCAACGCAGCAATCAGACATTCGTCGGGCCATTGAGCTAGCAAAATCTTTAGAGGATTGACCCGTGACCATCACAAAGAAAATCAATGTCTCCGAACTGCCAGAGTTCGATGCCGCCGAATACCTGAACAGCGAAGAGGAGGTAGCCGCGTATCTCACGGCTGTTCTTGAAGAAAACGATCCAGCACTGTTAGCGGCTGCGCTGGGTGACATTGCCCGTTCACGTGGCATGTCTCAGATTGCGAAGGATTCTGGCATCACGCGGGAAGCTCTATACAAGGCTCTTCGGCCTGGCAGTGAACCACGCTTCGATACGATAAGCCGCGTCTGTACCGCCCTAGGTATACGTCTAGTAGCGCAACCAATGCATTGACACCGACTCTTTGCGCTCCTGATCCTGCCTTTGGACAGACTGGCTAGAGAGGTAATAGGCTAAGACGATCCCCTCAAAACGCCACAGCACTACCGGTATTGCGTAGCGCCATCTGGTGGTGTCTGTTGATGTCGGCGGCGGCTTGGCGACCGGCCAAGATCGGGTCGGCGGTGTGGATATCGATCTTTACTTCCTGTTGGGAATGCACGTTGGCCTGGGAACGGGCGGGCGTGGCGGCCTGAGCAGCGGCGTGGCGAGCTGTCGTCTGGGCGGCCTGCACCTGTGCATTGACGCGCTGCGCCACGTCTTGGGTGTCACGACCGGCCTGCTTCAGTGTTGGAGCAATCGCTCGGAAAAAGCCTTTGATCCGCTCGGCCCCCTGGGCGATACGCCCGACGGTACGGTCCCATAGCGTCATGATGGTGTCGAAGGCGCTGGTCAGGGCGGCGCTGATACTGCTGCCCATGGCGCTGAACACGGCCCGCAAGCGGTTTACGGCACTATCGGCGGTGGCGATGCTGTGGCTAAAGGCCAGCGCACAGGCGTCCTTGATACTGGTCCAGGTGGTCTTGGCGGCGGCGGCAGCCTCTTGCAGCGTGTGTTGGATGGACCCAAAGGCAGCATTGGCGGTACGGGTGCACCACTGCCAGGCCGTCCCCACCGCCTGCTTGATCGTGTCAAAATGCGTATAGATCGCATACGCCAGCAGGGCCACGCTTGCAATCACTAATCCAATGGGGTTGGACAAAAACGCGGCACGCAACGCCAGCGCGGCAACCTGGAGCGCTTTCACCAACGGCCCAGCCAGCCACATTGCCAGAGTGCGGCCTGCACCCACTAGGCGGCCGATGTTGCTCACCACGTGACCGATGGCCAGTCCCGCTAAGAGGACGCCAAGGGCTTTCAGTGCGGGCGTGAGGTCTGCAATCACAGCCTTGGCGCGCTTGGCATAGGTGATCAGCGGACCCCAGAAGGCCCCCAGCAAGGACTCTCCGCCGTCCAGGTAGGTCATGAAGTCATCGACCAGCGCCACCAGGGCCACAATCCCCGCAATCAGCCAGGTGACCGGGTTCAGTGCAAAGGCCCGGGCCAGCACCGCGCCCACGGCCAGCAGCACCGCTTTCCAGCCAATGGTCTGATTCACCGCGCTGTTCACGGCACGGATGAAGTTCCATACGGCGGTGCCCGCTGCAATTAAGACGTTGACCACTTTGCCGATACCATCACGCAGTTGCTCTTTATTGGCGATCAACCAGTGTTTGGAGTGCTCAATCAGCCGGGTGAAGGCCGGGGCCACCCCAATGGCGATGTTGGTCCGTAACGCCCCCAGCACCACGCGCAGGCGTTCCATCGCATCGCCATACTCCAGCGCTGTATCGGCACCATCAGCGGTGATGACGCCTAGATCGTGTGCCTCTTGGAAGACGCCGTTTAACTCCTCACGACTCAGGCGCAGGGTTTGCAGCATCGTGGCATCCATGCCCAGGTTGGCCAGGATGGACTGCTGTTGTGGTGCGGACAAACCACGGATTTTTTCCTGCACATCGCCCAGCATGTCGCCAACGGATTTAACGGAGCCATCGGCCTGTCGGGCCTGCAAGCCCAGCTTCTGGAACAGCATGGCCCCGCGCCCTACCCCATTGGCGGCTTCGCCTATTTTTTGGGACAAGGATTCAATAGAACGGGTCGATGCCTCCACAGAGGAGCCATTCAAACGCGCCGCATAGCCCAGCTCCTGGAGAAAGGACAGGCTGGCTCCGGTGCGCTGGCTGGCGCTATTGAGGGCATTCAGTTCACTTAAGGCGCTGCCGACAAAGCGATTCATTCCGGCCAGCGCCCCTCCCATGGCGGCGGCGGCAACCGTCACGATGCCCGTAACGCGGGTCAGGCCGGTGCTAAAGGTGTTGAAGCCTGAGGTGTCAGCGACCGCGCCAAGGCGGATCAGGAATTCGTCGAGAATCATCGCAGGGGGTTAGCGCGTCATGCTGGAGGGCATCCCATTCCACCATCGCGGTGTGGAAGGTACATAAGTCACTGAGGCAGTACACGGTGCGCAGTTGCTCAAGATCGCAATAGCCGCGCATGATCGGTGCCCAGAGAAACCAGTCGGTTACTGTTGCTCGGCGCTCGGCATGGGAATCAGCTCCTGGAAGGCCGCCATGCCGCCAGCGAAAAAATCGCTGTATTGATACTTCACTCCTTCCATCAAGACGCGCAGCAGATGGGTGCGGCGGGTATTGAAGTGCTCATTGAGCCGATCTGGGCTGAGCCGGTAGGTGGTGCCATCGGGGGTCTTGATCGCGGTCTGTTCGAACACCAAGGCTTCTATCTCAGTGACCGCAGGGTCGCCCAGATGGCTCAGGATCGCCCCTAGGGCAACGGAGGCTGCGCCTTGGGTGTTGGTCAGGGCGTCCGCATCCATCCCCCGCAGCAGCACCCGGCGCGTTTGAGCGATTGCCAGGCCGCCATCGCATTGGCCGGGGTCATCAGGTAGGTGAGGCCCTGTATTTCAAAACGATGTTCATTGTTCATACGTTGCCAAAGCCTTTTTCTAGGGTGATGTCCATGACCTGGAACACCAGTGTCCAGGTTTCTGGATTGTGTCCGGCGCCCCGGGTAAATCCGGGGGGCGTCGTGAAATACCCATGGGTCGCTGTCACCACGTCCTGATTCAACAGGTCACGGATATCCAGGGTGAAGGGGGTGAAGGACTGGATCGCGCCGCGTTGCTGCGCCAGTCGCCTGCTCAAAAATGTGTTGTCGGCGCTGTGCTGTTTGATTTTCAACGTTAAGGTGCCGGACCGATCCGCGTTGGCGACAAACACGCCCGCGCCGCTGGCCCCGATGGTGTAGGCACCGGCATCAGCATTGTGTTTGGCGTCGATGACGTCCGTGCCATCGGCCCAGTCTTTGATCTGGGTTCCATTGAGCAGCACCGACACTTGTTTGGGGTCGAAGACGGACATGGGATTCCTTTATCGGTCAAAGTGGATGATGACGTCCACCGCATGGATGGCACCGGCCAGCTTCACGGCGATCTGAAGTGGCGGTGCCCGGCGCGCTTGGCGATCAGAGGTCGATAAGGTGTCCACTGAATCGGCCCAGACATAAAAACCAGCGTCCAGGTAATCGCCGGTGGCCAGCGCACCGAAGGCCTCCCCGTTCCAGAGGCCAGGGGCAAAGGCGCCGTTACGGACCCCTTCTTGGCAGACTTTTTTGCAGGCCGCCAGCAGCAGGTGGGTGCCTGCATCCGTCAGCGGCACCTTCGTCGGGCTGCGATGCAGGACGGCAAACACCTCCTTTTGCACCGCATCCACCAGCCAATCCAGCAGATGGACTTCATCAAAGAAGCGCCCGCCAATACAGGTGCCTTCGGCCACCATCGCCACATCATCAAAGTAGGCGTAATAGTTGATGCCTAAACGCACGCACTGGGCCACCTGGGTCTGTGTCAATTGATCTGCGGCCACGCCGGGCAATTGCTTAAATTTCATGGTCAGGGCGGCGTTGTTGGCACTGAAGTTCACCGACAAGGCACGGGCCAACCACGAGATCACCGCGTAGGGGTCCGTGGTGTCGTACAGCACCACGGTGCGATCACACCCTGATGCGTTGAGCTGTCTGAACACATTGGTTTTTTTAAATTCCAAATGCGCCGGGTCGCGGGTCGTCCATCCCATGATTTTTTTGTCTGCCGCTTGGATCCATGTGGAGGCGGATCGGATCTGCGTGTCTGTCAATGTCTCATCGGCCACTGCGGCGGCATACCAGCCGGTGGTGAGTGCCTGCAAGGCCGCAAAGGCATCCGGCAATGTCTCGGCCTCGATGGTGTCAGCGTTGTTACCGATGTTCAGGCGGGCCTGATCGGCTTCAAGCTTCAGCCAGTGCCCGACATAGGTGCCAGAGGGACTGCGCTGCTGTGCATAGCCAATGGCGTTATTTCCTCCGGCCACGGCAGCATAGAGTTCAAAGCAGTCATTTAAGAATCGGCAATTCACTCCAAACTCATCCAGTGCCTTATTCAACACAGTCGCCACTTGGGAGAATGAGGTGGCCGTGGTGAAATTCAGCTTGGATAAGGTGACATCCACACCATAGATGCGGATGGAAAAACAGCCGTCATCCACGCCCTTGTACCACGTATCGGCCTGAGCAATCGGCCCGGAGGTGAGTGTCGTTGGGGAGGCGGCAATGTGTTGTTTAAATCGATTCCAGCGCGCCACCATGAGCTGTTTGGGGCGGGGGCTTTGTGCAAAGAAGCGGCGGGTGGCTGCTGCGGTTTTGGAGTAGCTGCCAAAGGCGTGTTCCACCTGCTGCTGCGTGCTGGCATGCATGAAGCGTGTTTTGGTATCGACAAATACGGTGCCCGCTTCGGGGGTGAACACGGCCAGCATCCCAAAGTCACGACGGGTTGCTGACTGGGGCTGTGCATTGAGTTGCACATTGACAATGTTTGAAAGCGCTAGCGCCATTTACTGGGTCTCCGGTGCCGTCATGGTCACGCTGGCGATGTGACCGGTGCGGGTGTGAATATGGATGTCTGCGCTGTCCACAGCAGCCAGGGTGGTCACCACACGGTGGTGGTGGGTGATCTGTAATTCGATCCGGGCGCGGGCTTCATATCCGGCGCCCACAATGGCCGAGAGGTCTTGGGCAGCCGTGACGGACACCAGGCCCGCACGTAAGGCGCGCAGCCCTGCCGTGCCCGCCTGGCAGGACAGTAAGGCCTGTGCCTGCAACAGCAGTTCATAGGCGCCCGTACCGTAGGCATTCACACTAATGTGGTGCAGATAGGCACAGGTGATGCTCTGCTGGCGGCCATCAAAGGCGCAGCACGCCGCTCCCAAGGGGGTAGAACGCAGGCGCTTTACCGTCACAAACGGTGCGGCTCCACAGGGGGCGGGCTGATCCGCCGGGCGGACGGATCCTTCAGGTAAGGCCAGAAGCAGCCGCAGCAGGCTGCGCAGTCCCGTCATGTCGAACGGCGATACCGTGGTAGTAGCCATACTCGGACCAGTCAGAAAGCTGCACGATGCGCCAGGTGGTGTCCTGGTAGCGCACCAGATCACCGACGCACAGCGCGTGCTGACTCATGATTTTTTTGGAGGGAAAATAGCGCTGCCCTTCTGGAAGCAATTGCAGGTCATCGGGTTTGACCGGATGCAGGATCGCTCGCACAGGGTGCGCAACGCTGGCCTGGATCCAGGTGCCATCGGCGCGATAGTGCCCGTGGTCACGGTGCACCGTGACTGTCTGGGCAAAGCGTGGATTGCCAAACAGCGCGCTAATCTTCAGCATCGCGCACCTCATAGGTGATCGACTGGAGCATCTGCCCGGTGTCAATCAGCGGGGCGCTGGAGCCTTTGCGCCGAATGGTCTGTTGCCTCAGCGGCGGTAAGTCCGCGTGACGGATGGTGGCCTGGACATCGCCTGCGGCCACCGCCCCGAGGGTGTCCAGGGCGGTCTCTACGCTCATCGCATCACGCAGCACTGCGCGCAGGTGCTGCCTGTGCAGGGCCACATAGTTGTCTTGATGCTCGCTGATGGAACGCCGCACCACGGAGCGCTCCGGAATGCCCCGCTCTGGCGCACCCAATTCATGCACCGCCAACAGTCCAGCCGAGCCGATCCCGTCTTCCGTCCGGGGGTTGTGCGCGGCAGGAATGCCCACCACGACACAGCGCTGCGCCATCGCGTGCAGCCGCTGCGCCAGGGCCTTCCACGTGTTGGGATCGGCGGGCCGAATGATCTTGACGGCACTCATGGGGCGACCAAGGCCCCCAGGCCGATCATCCGACGCAGCGTCAGGTAACGTTGTCCATACACCGAGGTGGCTAGCCAAGCGTCACTGGCACTGTCAGAGGGCAGCGCCGCGTAGCTGATGTGCAGATCACCGGCGCGCTCGGACACCACCACGCCTCTAGCGGCGGCGCTGTCGGCTCCCAGCCCTGGGGTGGACCAAACAAAATGGGCCGCCAGGCTCGCGATTCCTTGCGCATACGCCGCTCCCCATCGGGACGCATCCACCCAGGGATGGGCGTCTTCCAGGGCCTGAGCCACGCGTTCCGGGGGCTGGGTGGCAAACTCCGGATAGCGTGCCAGGAATGTTTGAACCGTCAGTGACTCGGCCATGATCAGGTCCTTCTGGATTTTCCTGCTTTACCCAGCGCAGCGTCATGCCTGGCCTCTTCTGTCACAGGGTTTTTTCTGTCGTAGGATCCGTTTCTGTCACAGGGTTTTTTCTGTCGTAGGATCCGTTTCTATCACAGGGGTTTTTTCTGTCGTAGGGTCCGTATGCCCTTCACCGCCACCCACTGGGGCGCATGATGGTTCCACCTGCTGCTCCACCAAATAGCCATTGTCAAACCACAGGCCAATCCCAGGGTGCTGCCGCAGCTGCTCCACGTGTGCGGCCTCCAGGGCCTGCGTGCGTCCGGCCTGGATCGTCACGCCATCCAGGGTGACATCACAGCTGCGGGTGTTCTTGAGCATGATCGTGGTCATGGTGCTGCGTTCTCCAAAAAAAAAGCGCCTCAGGGCGCTGGTGTCATGTGTGTGGCCTCAGACTCAAATGCCGTCGGCATACAGGGCGGACTTGGGATAACGGAACTCCACGCCGCTGTATTTGTATTCGCCTGGAATATCAAACTTCAGGCCCTTGGGTTGCGGGGGCAAAAACCGGATCGGCATGGGCAGATGCAGCACCAGCTTGGTCGGGTGCTTGGTATACACCATGGCGCGGGTCGTGCCGCCTTCTCCTGCCGTCTCCAAGCCGTAGCCGGTGCGGACTGTCAGATCAAGGCCACGCTCGGCTTTGGCAATGTTGTTTTCCAGCACGTAATGCAGAATGGTTTTATCGCTGTTGTCACTGCGCGGGGTGGACACCAGATAGTTCATCACGCTACCGGGCAACAGGACGGTATCGATCATCTCCACATATTGGGTGTTCATCCAAGCGCTGGAGATCAGGGCGTTGAACAAGGCCAGCACCTGGGCGGGCGACTGACCGATCCAAGGCCCGGCGGTGTTCAACAGGACCGGCACGCCAGGATGGGTGTACAGGCCGGTGAGTTCGTCCTCACCAAACAACGCCACATCGTTGATATGGCGCTCATAGGCATCCATCGCCGCATCTGCCCGCGCGGTATTAAGGGGTTTACGCAGAAAGGCCGATTGGCGCAGTTCCTCGGTGGTGTAATCGTAGCCAATGGTGCCCAGCACCACCGGCACGCTCTTTTGTGCGTAGGCCACATCGACCGTCGGAATATCTTCGCCCCGTCCAGAATGCCGCTTGCCACGTCCGGAATAGTCATACATTTGATAGGTCACCGAGGTGGCGTACTCGCCCGCTTCGGTGCTGATGGGCACTAAATCCCGGTACTGGATGCCTTGGCGCTGGCGGGCGTAGATCGTCGATTCAACATGGGTCAGTTGCGACACCAAAAACGCCAGCGCTTGGGTGGCATCGGATGTCTGATACCGCGCATCGGTCAGCAACATCGGGTTCAACGCATCGGCTATCTGACGGCGGCGTATGTCAATCATGTTCATGCAGGTCCCTTATTTAAGAATGCGGATCACGCCCAGCGCTCCGGGGGCGCTCGTGCTGTCCCAGATGGCCTGGGGGTAGGGAATGGTTTCTGAAGCGATGGCGGCAGATCGGGCCGCGCCCAAGGCCCCCGTTCCCGCAATGCGGATAAACACCGGATCATCCGGGCGGCAGCCATCCTCGCAGATCACCCAGATGCGACCGATCTCCAACACCGGCACCATCGCATGGGGGGCATAGCGGACCTGTCCGGCCGCATCGGCCACCATCGTGACATGGCGGACACTGATCCCCAGGATGGCAGCGTCTGCACCATCGGGGGCTTTGCAGGTGGCGTCTTTGGGACCGCGTGCCACAAATAAGCCAAAATCAATCGGGGTTTCTCCGGCGTTTTTGTAGTTGCAAAGGCCGCTGGTGTTCAAGTCGATGACTTGCCCCGCATCGCCAAGATCAAGTAAGCGCCCACCATAGGTGGATAAGTCAATTCCGGACATGCGTGTTCCTTAGGGTGCTGAAGTGCCATAGGTGGCGTGGGTGAGCTGCTGGATATACGCCGCTCGCGGGTCCAGGTCGGCATCCGATGTCTTGACGATCTGACGCCGTAACGCCTCGTTCACCGCCTCAGCAGCCAGCCCTGCCGAAGCCGTCACCGGCGCGGACGCCAGAACGTTAAACGCCAGGTCGACCGCCGTCTGCGCGGCATCGGCCACCCGGACCCCGTGCAGTAAGGTGTCAATCATGGCCGGATACGTGGGGTGGAGACGGCTGACCACTTCACGGCGGATCGCGCTGCATGGCTTGCCGTCGGTCACCAGGCCCGGCACCAGCCGCCGCGCATCGCCCATCTGTCGTGACATGGCTTCAATCGCTTGATCCCGCTGTTGCGGGTCCTCGTCGGCAGCGCGGGCCGCTTCCAGCCCCGCCAATTGCTTTGACAGGTCCGCAATTTTGGCCACCAGCTGTTCCTTGGTCAGCGCTTGGCCGCTGTCCAGTTTGACCGGGGCCTGGGCGGCGTGCAGATCCTCTTCCAGGGCATCCACTTTCTCGGTGGCCGTCTTGAGTTTGGCCGCCAGGTGTTCAACCGCGCTGGCCTCCGTCTCTTCAAGCTCCAGGCTGATACCGTCCACACTAATGCGGCGTTTGGTCATGGGGTGTTCTCCAAAGGGTGGGGGTAATGCAATGTCACGATCGGCCACGCGGCACTGGGATCCAGCACGGCCTGCGGCAACGGTGGCAATGTGGTTGCCACGGATCCGGATCTGTTTCACCTCGTAGGCGTCGCCCTCCGGGGTCCAGCCCGGGGTCCAGTCGTACTCGGCGCTGTAGCCGCCGGAAAGTTCTTGTTTCCCAGCTTCAATCTTTTCGATGGTCGCCTCATCGGTAATGGTGAGATCGGCCACCAGATACTCCCCTTCGCGCCGTGGATTGCGGGCAAAGCCCACCGCATGGGCGCGCCAGTTCTCGGCGGTCACCTCCTCATCCGGATGCTCATCGGTGATCGGGCGACCATCAAAGCTGGCGATAGCCTCAGCAGCAAACACTTCTTCAGGCGGTCGGTAGACCCGAATCACCCGCTGGGGATCAGCACCACTCAACCCTAATTCGTGGGCGGCATAGTGCTGTATGCCGGTGCGCGCAAATCGGGCAGGTACGATCAGATACCCTTCCGGCGTCTTGCGACGTTGGGTCAGTTGGACATCCAGGGTGATCATCAAGGGCCTTCCAGCGTCACGTTCGGAATCGCCACACAGCGGCAGTTGTAGTCCTGTCCCGGATGCCCCGTCGCGGGGGGATCGCTCCATCGAAAGACGGTGCCATCATGGGCGGCATGATCCTCACGCACCCGTTCATCTGCTGAGGTCTGCCAGGTGTAGCTTTCAATCCCCAGCCCCACTTGCCGGATTTCATTGAATGCGGCATTCATTTTTGATGTCTGATCCCGTGCAATGAATTTGGCCCGTGATGCCGTGGCATCGCTGATCTGTTCAATCTCCTTGGCCAGTGCGCTGGCGCGTTTGCCCTGCATAACGCCCTGGAGCACCGCCGTACCGATCTTGTCGAAATACTGTCGCTGGATGGAGGTGATCAACTGGACATTGACGGCACGGGCCGCGTGTATCTGAGTGCGCACCTCCTGGGCCAGCATCAATGACGTGATGTCGATGCCGAAGGCGGTACGTACCGCGCTGCCAATCGTCTGTACGACCTGACGGTCCACACGCTGCACCTGCTGGGCGGCCATCCGCTCGGCCCATTGAGGCAAGCCACCACAGCGCAACGCCGCCCGCAGCAAGGCCGCTTCAATGGCCTGCATGAACTGGGAGGCCAGATGGCCCTGTGGGGCGTTGCCGTCAGGCGCATCACGTGTCATGTGGGGCTGCGATGCGTTGAGCACCGGCAGCACCTCCTCCCGCACCGCCTGGTGCAGCACCCGCACCAAGGCCAGCAGTTCGTTCCTATACATCGCCTCAGCGTGGCGGCTGGGTCGCGGCGGGCGTAACTGCCGCTTCTTGACCCGGCGTCCCTGCAAGCGCAGTAGCTCCGGTAATGTCAACATCTAAAGGAGGCTCCATCGCCTGAGACAGTTCCGCCGCCAGCGTCACATGGCGTTCGGTGAGCTTTGAATAGGTTTTTGTTCCAGCAGCTCAGCACAGGGCACGTCTGGACCGATCACACCATGCGTCAAGTAAATCTGATCACGCTCGGCGCGTAGCTTCTCAATGCTCGCCTGTTCTGTCTGGCTCATCTGCCATAGCGAATTGAACTGGATATCCAGATCATGGGGACACTCACCGACAGAAGCCCGAAACAGCACCTCATACAACAACCTCAGCACAGGCCGTAGCTCGTCCTCCTGCTGCGCCTTGATGCGGTCGTAATAATTGCGAATATCACTGTCACCGGTGGCGTTCATGCCTTGGGGGGACTGACCAAACAACCGGGTCGCCGGAATATCCGCCGCCCCTGAAATATCCATCATGAATTGCTCAATCACATCCTTCACACCCGAAAAGTGATTGGTTTTTGGCTATATTCATCCTTAGCATCCAGCAGCAGCATCCGATTGAACGATTTCATCATGGCCGCTAACTGAAAGCGCTTGTGTACCTCTTCGGCCCCTCGGTCCGTTGTTAACGTGTCGCTGAGTCCAGAGATACGCAACACATCCACCACCGCCTCAAAAAACATCGACGCCGTGCCCTGGGTCGCGGTGTCATAGCGGCTGAGCGCGTTGTACATGGCCTGCAATACCGAGTCATGCCAGTAGCCATTCCCCCTGAATGCCTCCCAGGGCAGTTCCGCTCCAGAGAAGGCAATCATCCGGGAATGGTCCACCCGCTCCACCGATCCGGCAATCTGATAACAGCGCGGTTGCCCGTAGGTCTCACTCAAGGGGTTCTGGTCGATTTGACCACTGTCCAGTGCCACCCGCCAGCGATCCAACACCGTCAGCGATAGCCTGGTCCCCGGCATGACTGAGGCCGGATCAAACGGCAAGCACGGGTCTTGCCCATGCACATTGATAAACAGCACCGCACCCCGTACAACCGGGCCCAGGCCAGTGCATCGCGCACCTTGGCGCGCACGTTCAACGCCTGTTCCAGACGATGCATCGGCTCCAGCGCATCGGCGTGCAGCGCCGTATTCAACGTGACCCATTCCCGCGTCATGTCGGTGGCCGGAATATCCACCACCTTGCGCGCCAGCCAATTGGTCCGGTACATCGCCTCCAGTTCTACACGATCAATCACTCGGGGCAGCAGGTACCGCCCATAGCTCATCTTGTCGCGCTGATCGCCCAATCCGGCCACCAGGTTCTGCAAGGTGTCCACGACATGCTGAGGCGCCGCCCCCGATCTGGCCCGCGCGGCGCGCTTGTTGCGATTGCGGCCACTCACACCCAGCGACTCCAATCACTTGCCGGATGCGCCAGCAGATCATTAATCGCATCCACCATCGGATCAATCTGATCATCGTGCGCATGCGTGCCATCAGCGCTGAACGCTTCACACTCAGCCACAAAATCCTTCACCCACCCCGCCTGCTCTGGAATCACCACCCACCCCGCATCAATGTAGGACACCACATCCATCACCCGCGTGAGTTTGTCGGTCACCCGTGCAATCCCAGTCACCGGAATACGCCCCTGACCAGCGCCACCTCTGGCAATGTCCTGAATTAAGCCCGTGCCGCTAGATTTGTCCTCAATCTTCATCTGACGGATCGGAGCCGATACCTTATGGTCGTAGGCGCGATGCGCATTCCAAAAATCAATCGCCCGCCGCTTGAGTTCCGGCGCTTCCCACTTGCCGCGAATCATGTCCAACAAATAAATACGCTTGTCCTCTCCCAGCCCCCACAGTTGGAAGACGCTGTAGTCGTTACGCTCAGCCGTCTTCTGCGCCGTATCGCCATACACGTTGCGCGAGAGAATGCGCGGCAGCACCGTATAGCGCCCAAATTGATCCCCTTTGATGATCCCACCGCCCAGCGGACTGGGTCGCTGCTGATATTGACCACTGAACACATAACGATCCGTCGCTTCCAACGCCAGCAACTCAGCTAACGGCTCTTTGTACGGCCAGTAGCTATAGCGTCCGTCCTGGTCCTGCACATCACGCACCACCTGCCCTTGCACCTGCTCCGGCAAACCGGACACGTAGGCATCATCAATCAATGCAGGAATCTCAATACATTCCCACGCCCCCGGGAATCCCCCAGACTGGATCAACCCCGTCGGATCGTCCTGCGCCAAACGTTGCATGATCACAATGATTGGCGTGTCCGGACTGGCTTTACGACTCTTCACCGTGGACACCAGCTTACGGTTGGCCTTACTGCGTCCGGTCTTGCTGTAGGCATCTTCCACCTTCAGCGGGTCATCAATAATGATCGCCCCCTGCCATCCCGGGGCCATGTGTCCGGCACGAAACCCCGTCACCTGTCCCCCAGACTCACCGCATACACCCCACCGGCTTTCTTGCCATCCACCACCACATTCCAACGCTTCTTTGACTTGGCATCATCGGCAATCTCCAACGGCCACAACGCACGATACTCATCAGACTGCACAATTTCCCGCGCCGTCTCCGAATTCAGCAGCGCCAAATCATCCGAATAACTAATATGCAAAAATCGCGCATACGGATTCAGCGCCAACCCACGCGCCATCAAATTAATCGCCACAAGCTCCGTTTTCGACGACCCAGGAGGCACGTTAATCACCACATCCTTGCGCCGCCCTGCAATCACATCGTCCACCACCCCAGCAATCACCTGATGGTGCCAATTCACCCTAAACCGCAGTTGCTGACGCTGTTTGAAAAAATACCGCGTGAAAAATAAATGATCTGCTTCGCACCTGGCCTTGATAACCGCTTGATCAATGGCCTGTTCAGTACTCAGCCTCAAGCCGCTTGAGGGCCGAGGCGATTTGTTTTTCATCGACTAACGCCAATCCAACCTTCTGTTCAATCGCCTCCCCATCGCGACCGGACACCTCAACGCGTTCTGTCTCTCTCCATCCAGCATGAACCTTCATCCAGAAGATCCCGGCACCGGCATGCGGCCTAGTCTTGTGCGTCGCCATCCCAAACAGGCTTTTAGCTACCTTGATCGTGGCTTCAATCTTCCCTGTATCCAGCTCATGGCGATAGTGCTTGCGCAGCGTCGGTGCACTGATCTGCATGACCAAGGCAATGTGATCATGAGGAATACCGTATGACGTCAGAGTTTTCACCGACACGCGACTCTCCGCCGTCGGTACATATGGCTTACGTCCCTTCTGGACCATCAAGGCGCTCCTTGGAAAAATAAAATAGCCGGTTATTTTTCTTAAAAACCGTGCTTACTTTTTATAGACGAAAAAAATAAAAACCCCCGCCTCATTCGCCCTCTTCCCCGCAGCCCTGCGGTGACCACGGCTGCCCGACGCTGGCCGCCTGTACCCATGCCGCAACACAGCGCACTTGCGCCGCACAGTGTTCATACGCCAAACGCCATCCCAGCGTCTGATTCAGCACGTCGCGGACTGTCTCTACACGCGGCAATGGCGGCTCCTCACACGGTTGCAACAACACCTGCGGCGGGGTGATCACCTCAACGCGGGTCTGCGTGACGATAACTGGCTTGACAGGAACCCCCGTCGAGCAGGCACCCAAGCACGTCAGGCACATCAATATCCAGAAAGGCTTTAGCCTCATCGCTGTGTTGCTCCAAATGCGTCATGCGCTGCCGCAATGCACGGTCGCGCAACGTGATCCGATTCAAATCCGTATGCAGCCCCGCAATCGCCTGCCTGTCGATCTCCCGTAACGCACGCAGCCGCGTAATCGCAGCGTCTTGCTCCGTGTTGATCGCAACCTGCGCATCCAACGTGCTTTCCACCGCCGCTAACTGGCCTTCCAGCTGCGCCGCCCGCTGCGCTAATTGACTGCGCTCGGACCAGGCAAGCACTGCATGTGCAACCAGCGCCACCAACGCACCAATCATCATGTACTCAACCAACAGCCGCACACTGGGCAAACCTCGCCCCACACGGCGCAGTGTATTAACGATCATCCGAACTCCTTCTCCCGCCCCCCACTTTGGGGACAATGAAGCTTTGAATCAGATCCAGACTGGCAGAGGCTCCAAGCCAACCAAACACCCCCACTGTGACTGCCGTCAGTTGCTGGCTTAACTCCAGCGATTCACACACCCACATCGCAAACAGCCCGACAAGCCCCGCCGCACTGGCTTCGATCAGCACACGCGCCCACGTTGGTTTCTCGCCGTTGTCGAGCGTGCGCATTAAGTAGCCAAGTACCCCAGCCACCATCGCAAGGCACGCGTAGAACGCTTCTTTCCACCAGGACATCATGGCCGAGGGATCAACCACGGCGGCCCTTGCTCTTCAAAGCGGCACGCTGTTTCTCCGCTTCGGCACGCCAGTCACCATATTCAAATAACACACGTTCGGCGGCACGCCTGACAATTAAACCAGACTGCACACGACCGCCCGCCCATTTCCACACATGAAACTGCTCCGCCGCGCCAGCAACATCACCGGCATTAAGCTTGCGTAACAGCGTCGAGCGGTGAAACGCGCCCACACCAATATTGAAGCTCAGCGATACCAACGCATCGAACTGCTGTTGCTTGAGTGGCACACGCACATAACGCCGTACAGCCGGTTCAAACTCTTTGGCTAATCGAGCACGTAACATCGCATCGGCTTCCTGCTCATTGGCAAGACACATATCAGGCGTAACATGCTTGCCCGTCTCGCCATAACCAATCGTCAGCGCACCGCCTTCGCATATGTACGCCTGCAACCGCAAACCCTCAAAAAACTTGATGAGTGCAATGCCTTCTTCACCAATGGTCTGCATGGGGGGACTCCAGTACGCAAAAAACCGCCCGAAGGCGGTCGCTGGCTTTGAATAAAAAAAAAGCCCTGCTGAGGTGGGCAGGGCGCGAGTAAATCATTCGATGAGGGCATAGCACCACTCAGGCGCGTACAGTAGGGGGGAAAGTGCGGGGGCATCAATCCCGCACTACGCAGCATCTGTCTGCAATGCCTCTTGCAACTGCGTCGCCGCCTGTCGTTCCGCAACACCCATCCGCTCCAACAGCCACTCATACAGGCTGCGCCATGTCGTGCGGTAGGTGGATTCGTCCCGGCCAATGGCAGCGGCGCGCTTGCGGTCACTGGCGGGAACCGCACCGCTACCCCCGCACGCCGTGCACACCTTCACCAACGCCCCTACACGCCGTTCCCCCCGACCATGACAGCAGGGGCATAACTGCGGCGTGGACAGCTCATCCACCACCGCCGCAACCAGTACCGGTAACATCTCCAATGTTGCCTGTGGCCATAGCTGCGCCTTGGCCTCCTCCAGCCGCTCCTCCGCACGCCTCAGCGCCGCCTGCTGTGCGCTTGTCGTCGCTCGGGTCCACCCCATGCACGCTTTGACAATGCCCACGTCTGTACGCGCTTCCAGCAAGCGCTGCTGCTGCCGTCGAATCTCCGGCACCACCAAGGCCACCGCCGCATCGCGCAAGGGGCTACGGCGCAACGCTGCGCCATCCGGCCACCAGCACGCTTCCAGTACCTCACGCCCCAAGCCCGCAGGCACCAGCCCCAGGGCATGGGCAATGTCTTGCGCTGTCAACTCAGGCACGCCACCAGGCAGCGTGTCGTAGCGGATCGTGCTCGGGTTCAAACGAGCCAGTAAGCGTCGCGGATCAGTCATGGCGGATGTCCTGTGGGTTTCACGTCAAAAACGGTGACCAGAAGCAGTCACCAGGCGCTTCATAGCGCTCAGGTAGGCATCACCTGAATAAACGTTGGTCACACGGCCATCACCACGGATGGGGAGGATCAGAATGCAGGATTGGCGTGCAGGCGTGGCCCTCCGTTGCTTGCTTGCTGCGTGATGCCCGTGATGGTGATGACCACCTGTCCGGCGTGGCGTACCTCATCCTCAATTAGCGGATGCGATACAAAACGCCGGTCATCAATGCCCAGGGCATCGGCAATGCCATCCCGGTACGGCTTAAACCGCGCCAGCATGTTGTCATCGTCAGGCAGACAGCGTGTGGGCGGATAGAAGCTAATCCATAGATCCAAGCGTCCCTCAGCAGGCAGCGACAGGCCACCCCATCCGGCACGCCGTGCCATCACCTCGGCGTAGCCTCTGGCCTGTTTTACGGCTTTGCTGCGCCGTGTCCAATGCACCCGTGCGTTCGGTGACAGGTCCTTGGACGGCCACGGCAATGTTAAAGATTGCATCTGCTTCACCCCTGATCGTCTCTGTATTGACTCCAGCGCATGCGGGCTTTGCTGGATGCGGATGCCACGGAAACGCGGCCTTGAGGTGGTTCGCCTTCGTAATCGTCAATGCATCCGTAGGCCAGTCTGCTGCGTGCCCACACCCGGCCTGTCTGCCCTTCACGTTGTTTGGCAATGTTGATTTCTAGAAAACCGGGGTACTCGCTGGCACGATCTTCCTGTTCGGCGTAATAGTCGTCTCGGTACAAAAATACGATCAGGTCAGCGTCCTGTTCGATGTTTCCAGATTCACGCAGGTCCTTCATCACCGGTCGCTTGTTCTGCCGTGCTTCAACACCGCGATTCAACTGCGCCAGCAACACCACCGGACAACCAAGCTCCTTACCTAATCCCTTAAGATCGCGGGTGATTTCCCCAATCTCCACCGTTTCACGCGTCTTCCCCGGTAGTGGCATCAGGTGCAGGTGGTCAATGATGATCAAGTCCACCGGCTGACGTAGATGCTCACGGCGCGCACGCGCCATGATCTGCTCCCGATTGAGTCCGGGCGTGTCATCAATCATTAGTCCGGCATCACGCATCCGGCGCACCCCTTCAGTGACCTGACTCCAGAACATTTCACTGTCGGGGCAGTCGTCGTTAGGCTCACGAAGCCATTGCAATGGCACGTTCATGACCGAGGCAATGCAGCGGTTAAAAATACTGACATCCGTCATTTCCAGGTTGAAAAACAGTACCCGCTTGCCATGCAATGCGTTTGCCGTGGCCACATTCACCGCCCAAGCGCTTTTCCCCATCCCCGGTCTGGCCGCAAGAATGATCAGCTGACCAGGGGCTAATCCGCCTGTCATCGCGTTGAACTTTCCCCACGGTGTCGGCAGTCCGTACAACCGTCCCTTGTCGCTGTAACGGCACTGCAAATCGTCGAACCAGCGCCGTGCGACTTCCTGCATCGTCTTGATGCCGCCGACGCGTGGGCGATCAGCAAGCCGAGCAATTGCGTGTTCAGCCTCGGCGATCAGGTCGCGTGTCTCCCTACCTTCAGGCTTAAACCCAGCATCCTGAAGACGGGTGCCCACGTCGATCAACTCACGCAACCTCGCCTTGTCCACGACGATTTCAGCGTAGGCCACAATGTTAGCCGCCGAGGGCGTGGTACTCGCCAATTCGATCAGATACGCACCACCGTCCACCTCTGCACTCAACCCTTGCGAGTGGAACCAGTCCATCAGGGTCACCACGTCGCAAGGCTGCCGCTTGCTGTCCAATTCCAGAATGGCGCGATAGATCAACTGGTGATCACGGCGGTAGAAGTTTTCTGACGTAATCCAGTCCGCGATCTTGACCAGCATTTCCGGTGCCAGCATCAGCCCCCCCAACACCGCCTGCTCAGCCTCCAACGACCACGGCGGCACCGGTAGTTCCCCAGTACAACGTTCATCGAAAGCGTAAAGACGAGCGTTCACTGGCAGCGCTCCTCGCGATCTATCGCCGTTTCAAAAACCTTCGTCACCACCTCGTTTTTCATCAGGTAATCGAAACTTGGCCGCCAGTCCGGTGGCTTGTACGGCCCAGTGCCGTTGAGGAAAGGATCCTCCTGACATTCGTCCAGGTACGCCTGAAAGAATCCAAGGCTGCGCCGTTGTGGCGACGCCTGCCATGCTGACCGGATCAACGTGCGCCGCTTCGGCGTCAGTTCCCTGACCTTGGGCAGCTCCGTCATCGTGGCGTTGAAGGCATCCACAATGGCCTGGTACGGAATCCGGTCGCCAGAAGGTGGTTTTTCGCCCAAAGGCGGTTTTTTCTGATTTTGATTTTCCTCCCCGATGTCAGGTGCTTCGCTGTCAAGCGATGCACTCAAAATACCGTTAGGTATTTTGTTGTTTTTATCGTCTTCGTCTTCGACTACGACTAGGTGAACAGCTGTTTTCACCTGTTTACAGTTGTTTGCATCCGTAGAAATCTGAACGCCACTACGGGCAGTTGGTGGCAACGGAAATTTAGGTTCCGACCTTGCCTGCCAACGGGTGTCCAACATTTGCAAATACGGCTTTCCATCTTCGTCGTAGAGAGCGATCAGTCCGGCCTTCTCGCACGCAGCGATCCAACGGGAAATGTCGGCCTCACGAACCCGATCAACCTTCAACGGGTACAGCGATGCCCTCAGCATCGACGGGCGGGCGTCATATAATCCATGGTCATCTACCTTGGACATCAGACGCCGGTAAAACACTTCGGCAGGGAAATCCAGCGCATTGACGCGTTCACTGCTCAAGATACCCTCACGAAGCAAACGACTCGGCATCTCACTGCCTTCTCATCTCGAACGTGTCCGCCGCAATGCACGCGAACTGTTCTAGGTGATGCTTTGTGATCCACGTTTTCTGCGCTAAATGTTCGATCCAGCGCAGCGCCTCCCTGATATCGGCGGGATGAATCTCGTAAACAATGTTTCCGTCTTGCACAAACCCGTAGAACCCATCCGGCAACTGGCGAACAACCTTCCGTACCACTGCTGCCTCCGAGTTACGTACATCATCGCCACAGGGGCGTGCGTAGTCGTTCATGCAGCCTCCCTCAGACACGCGATGACGTCTGGATTCCACAAGAGTTGATAACTGCTGTGCCCGTTGCGTGAGTACGGAATGGCTTCACACCACACGCGACCGGCTTCGGTTAATTCCCATTCGTCGCGTTCATTACGGAACTGAAAGCCTCTGGAGGCTAATAATTGGTTCACCGCCTTGGCCGAGCAATGCAGCCGCTTGCCTAGTTGCGTGGCGTTGAGCAGGCAAAGCGGTTCCTGTAACGCAGGCAATGCGCGGCGTATCTCTTCGGTCGTTAAATTCGTATTGCTTTTGATACAGGCCAATGTCGCCGCTGCGGCAATCCCTGGTTTTACGCCAGTCACTTTGGAAACGAATTGGCCGATTAATAGGAGTGCGGCAACGCGATCCTGTGTCGGCCCAGGCAAGGTGGGCAGTGCTCCTGGTGTGGAGTAGGTGCCTGTCTTGCGCAGGGTCGGCAGAACTTCGCTCGTCACCCAACGCTTAAAACGCTTGGCCGCAGGTTTTGTACTTCCCATGATCAGGGCATACAAACCGGATTCGTTGATGTGGTTAGTGCGTTGAGTTCGCCCCAGCGCGTCGGTGACCTCCAACTTCTGGAGGTCATCTACATCCACGTGGGATTCAATGGCTTGATGTGGATTACCAAACTCAAGAACGGCGCAAACATCATTGGCGTTGAACCAGGGCGCACTGGCCTCGTCGAGCTGAATACGAACATCTTTGGATTCGAATTGGAATGGAGTGATTGCCTTGGCGGAATGAGTGGAGTGGTCAAGCGCGGGACGGTTGCCTGTCTTGCGGATGGTTGGCAGCACTCCCTCAAACACCCAACGCTCGAACTGTTCTGCGGCAGGAAGTTTGCTGCCCGCAATCAAGCGGAACATGTCCGGTTCGGAGATGATTCGGAAGTACTGCAAGCGGCCAAGGCTATCTGGGAGTGGGTAGCGTTTTGCTACCCCTTTGCAATGATCGCCTAAAGCTTTGTTATGGTTGGTGTAGCCGAGTACATCGGCAACATCCTTGCCGACAAACCACACTTCGCCGTGATCATCGACCACAGTTCGCACGGCTTGCGATTCAAAGTGAAACGGTGTGATTGCGTTCATTCAAACTCCCTGTTCATTACTGATGGTGTTCATGACAGATGCCTGCTTGCATTGCCCATGCCCTTTTGGGCGGCCTGCTCCATGTGCGGGCCGATGGCTTTCTTTTTTGTCCTCATTCGTTTTCTCAAAAAAAGAGCGCTCGCAACTTTGAGATAATGGAGTTCTCACACAACCAATCTTTAAAGAAGGAGCGCTCATGACATTAAAAACTATCCAATTTAGCTGTCCGCAGTGCGGAGAGAAAACGTTCAAATTCAGCGCCGAACAGCACGCTGTAAGTAACATGGACGGTGCCATCTGTTCCGGGTGTGCTCACGTGCTGACTAAAGACGAGATCAGAATCAGGCTGAGTGAGATGGTCAGCACCGATAGCGACATCAGAGAAAAGCTGATCGAGAAAGCCCAAAGCCAATTCAAAAGCACGCTTTCTGGAATCAACAGGAATGTTTTCCAAAAGGGTCGCAAGCTGCCTTAGCTGCTCTTGCATCCCTGAAATATCAAAGAAAAAGCCAACAGCGGTACTCATGGCATCACCGTCGCCAGAGTGCACTGTGTCCACGGCCCCGCTGTCATCGCTTGCTTTCATTCTTGATTCCTTAAGGGCTTTTTAAGTCCCTTCAAATAAACCACCACGCCTTTTCCAAGAGGCGAATGCCCATTCTTGGCCCGTAGCAGATAAGCGTCCTTTAGTGCTTGTTTTGCAGCGTGTTCTACCGCTTCATCAACACAAGCCAGTCCATAGATTTGTGCGTATTGCTCAAATATTTTTTGAACAGCCGGTGTTAGATCTATCTTCACAGGGCCTCCAAAGGGCCTGGTTTGGCACTTCAAGCTGCGTCTGCTTGCCGCTTATCATTCTTTATCGCAGCAGTTGCTACCGATAACGCAAGTTCACGAACTAACGCCGCTGGTTGCATCCCGTTGTATTGAGCCAACGCAAGGATCAATTCGCGTTCGGCATCGTTAAAACGCACCTTCACCGGGTGACTACGAATGTGGGTTGGATCGGCATACATGGATTCATTACCAAGGGTTATTCAATGTCATTGAAAAGATCGAAGACAGCGCATCAGAATCGGGTTGGAGCCGATCTGCCGGTAGACTTGGTGTTTCCAAGCAACCAAATCACTACCGGAGATCGGCATGAGCCAAGAAAAAATATTCGCGTTAATACTGGAAAAAGATTCAGTCATAGCGAAATTTGTCATCTCGAAATATCGTCCCTCAGATGGCAGTTTTGGCAACCATCCGTATTGGGTTTTGACTTGTGTGGACATGGAAAGCCACTACCTTTCAGTAGTTCTAGAAAACAAACCCCGGCCTGGAGAAGCTCGACCCCATACAATCGTTTTGCACATTCCACACAGTGCAGTTGTTTGCGTGCTCGAAACCACCAAAGACGCACTGCCTTTGGACCTCGCAAAAGACTGGAAAAACTGGGTTTCTTAGGCCGCATCGGACACCTCCTGCCTGTGGCCTGTGGGGGGAGCGCCGAAGATGTCTGCACCAGATTTCGATTTCGCTTGGTCTATGGCGGCTGTGCCACGCAGGTATTCCCAATCCACGTCGGGGCGGAGTTCTTCACAGGTCACAGCTCGCACTGTCGCCCGCTCAATCGCCGGACAACGTTCTGGTGGGATGGGCTTTTTTCCAGAAATCCAGTTGGCTACGGTCGTCGAGCTTACAGAAAGCATCCGTGCCAATTGGGATGCGCGCCCGCGTTCTTGGCTTGTCCACTTGGTTAGGTTCATTACATCATTTAGCCATAGGCTAAATAATAATGCAAGCCTAAAGCGAATTCACGTTATTAGCCTTAGGCAATCTAATTGCCTCGTGAAACTTATAGATGACATTCGCCGAGAAAACTTAGCAAAGTTGGCCGAAGAACTAGGCTCAATCACTGCGCTTGCAAAGCAGCTTGACCGTTCTGATTCGCAAGTCAGCCAGTGGATACATGGGTCAGCCCATTCCGCTACTGGAAAGCCCCGCGGAATGCGTACGGACACAGCTAGGTTCGTCGAAATCCAATGTGGAAAGCCGCTTGGCTGGCTGGACGTTGACCACAGCTCCGAAAAGTCGAGTTTGTCAGCCGATAACACCAGCGCCGTACCATGGGCCGCATATCAACAAGCCACGGCAGCAACTCGTGCGGCGATTGACCTACTCTTGCTTCCCACGCGGGAGCGTGCGGCAGTGCTTTCCGCTGCACCACCAGCACTAGCGGGGGGAGTGGACTTAATTGAACAGTACGCAGAGTCGGCGCTGGAATTTCGGAAAAGAGCATGAACAGTTGCTGCTGCGCTTGGTCTGGTCAGATGGTGAATGGGTAGATTAATTGCGACCGCTCACCATCGCTTAAAAAGATGGAGACAGTTCATGTGATTGGCCGCGTGATCGGCAAGACCAGCACCATAGCGCTATGCTATTGGACATGGACGCCAAAAATACCGAATTGCATACCATGCGATGGGAACTCCTGTGGGGAGTCCAAAAGTCACAGCGCTATCACTCCTGCCGTATGGCGTTCTTTGAACGCTGCAACATGCTGAGTTCTTTTATCGGTCTATTGGGCGCTTCCGCCGTCATTGCTTCGTTCGGCAAGTACACAGCAGAGTGGATGGCTGTTGCCGGAGCAGTCACCGTCACCATCGCCACTAGTATTAATCTGGTGGCTGGAACGGTACAGATGTCCCGTATCCATAGCGACCTACGCCGCCGCTTCTCTCAACTTGAGTCCGACATCGTGAAGCATCCACACGCAACGCAAGAACAAGTTTCTGCCTGGACTGCACAGCGTCTGGAGATAGAAAGCGATGAGCCGCCTATCTTTGTTGCCTTGGATATTTTGTGTGAAAATCAGGTGACGCGATCTTATGCCCATCTAAAGGACCACCCATCGCACAAACTGCCCTGGTTCAAGCGTGTTACGGCTCAGTGGCTGACGTGGGGAAATGCATAACTTGCGATGAGGAAAGATCACCATGCGCCCCTCTGTTGCACTTGAGATGAAGCGCACCGCAGTGCGTGAAGCGGTAGGCCGCTTCCGCGCCGCTAACCCGCGTGTTTTCGGTTCGGTGCTACATGGCACTGACCACGACGGCAGCGACATTGATCTGCTGGTGGATGCATTGCCTGGTGCGACACTGTTCGACCTAGGCGATCTTGAAGAAGAACTGAAATCGTTACTCGGCGTTGACGTTGATGTACTAACGTCAGGGGATCTGCCGCTTAAGTTCCGGGCGAAGGTGCTCGCGGAAGCGCAGCCAATATGAGTGGGAATAGACTTCCTGATTACCTTGAGCACATGCAGCAGGCCGCCACAGATGCGTGTAGTTTTGTGGAAGGTTTGGCCAAAGAGGATTTTCTTGAGGACAAACGAACCCAGCAAGCCGTCATCATGAGCCTTATTATCATTGGTGAAGCCGTCACAAAGGTGATGGATCGCTATGCCGAGTTTACCCGGGCAAATGATCAGGTACCTTGGCGGAGTATGCGCGGCATGCGTAATCGCATCGCTCATGGCTACTTTGAAATCAACCTTGACGTGGTGTGGGATACCGTACAATCAGCCCTCCCAGAGTTACTCAAGCAATTGGCCGCTGTGCGTCAAGATGCCAATGACCAATCACTTTTATAAGAGTCTAGAAGTTTTTTTATGGGAAACGTGAGGTATAGAAAACATGAAGAATCCTCTAAGGTGAGAAGGGCGGTGCTTGGCCTTGCCTCTGAAGTTGTTGAAATTCAGGAAAGAAATTCACGCCAGATAGCCCGCATTAAAAACGGTATGAAGCATGGTGCTGCGGAAGGAAGCAAAAAATTCCGTATTTGACGCTGGAAAGTTCATCACTTGCGGGCGACGGCAATCTGTCCCATGATGCCAGCATGGAAGCACGTATAGTTCAACTTGAAACCATCATCCCCACACTTGCCACCAAGGCAGATGTTGAAAGCTTGCGGGCTGACTTAAACAAGTCGGCAGGTGAACTACTGGCCGACTTAAACAAGTCGGCGGGTGAGATGCGTGCTGATTTCGAGAAGGCTCAAAAAGAAAACCGGACATGGATGCTCGCTACGGTATTAGCCCTTTTTGCAGGCATTCTTGGTGTTGGCGGCTTCGTGGTCAGCAGCATTAAGGGAAGCTATCAAGCGTTACCGGCTCAGTCCGCTCCCATCATCATCCAGATTCCAGCTCAGGCATTACAACCGCCACCGCAGGCGGCTAAGCAACCGTGACCATCAGTTGCCGTTAAACGGCTCATAATGCATGAAAACACAAGCCCCGCTAGCGCGGGGCTTTTCATTATTTAGCTGAAAATTAGGCCCACCCTAATTGTTCACCTATAAGCATTGCCTAATAGTAAATAGCGGTCAGTGGGATTTTCTTATTTTATTTATACGATCATTCACACTCCATTATTTAGCCTTTGGCTATTGACGTAAATTTAGCTTTAGGCTTAATATCTCCGCATCGCCCCACGACACCCGCAACCGGCGGCACAGGGGCAAGGAGATATCAAAATGGCATCAGATACCTACGGCCCAGTGGAATACAACCCTAACGGGTCAGATTGCGTGATCGATAAAAGCATCTGGGCGAAAGCAGACTACAAAGCCGCCGAAGCCGCCCGCGTGATCGAACAAGCGCCGCTGTTCTTCCGGAACGGCATCAAAGACGCAAAGGGCGAAGAGCTGCAACCTGTTTTCTATACGGAAGCACCGTTAATAGTGAACTCAGAAAAAGGGATCTTTATCCATGCCATCAGTGAAGCAGGGTTTAGCCCGCTGCTGCTTGACTGCTTTAAGGCCCTTGATATCGGCTACGTAGTGAAAGGGTATTCGAGGGATCGCCTCATACACGTGCATCCCTTTCACCCACTGTATTTGCACGTAAAGGCCGCCGCTAAAGCCAGTGCCGTACAGGAAGAAAAGCAGCCCACAACTCAGGCCGCTGAAAGCATGGGGGTGGCCGCATGAGCACCGCGACCGAAGAAAACTCCATCGCCGACGCTATGGAGGTCCTACGATACACCAAAATCTACGACGAACACGGCAAGCACATCAGCACCCGTGATTCGTGTACGGGGATTGAGTGGCCGACGCTCGCCGACGATGAAGAAGTACAGCCCACCCCAGCCGCATCAGAAACTAAAAAAGCGCCGTTGTTTTATTGGAACGGCATTCAGGACGAGGAAGGCGCGGAGCTCCAGGAGGTTTTATATTTCGAGTCTCTCGATTTCACATACCCAGACCCTAAAGGCCGTTGCACAGTCGCCATTATTGAGCCTCTCTCCGGCAAGTTTAGCCCGCTCGTTTGCTCATGGTTTGAGAATGACCCGCAAAGCGATATAAAAAAGTGGGTTATCAGGTTCTCGGATGTCGAGCGCCGTATAAACGTAGGGCCGGAGCACCCGCTATATCCGCAGGTGAAGGCGGCTTATGAAGCGCAGGAAGCTCACAGCAATTCCATATTTGAAGCTGCAAAAAAAGGGATTGAGGACGCTAGTAAAGAGGTGGCCGCATGAGCACCGCGACCCTCGAAAACGCCCCCACCCCGGGGGGCGCTAGGTTCACCAAAATCTATGACGAAGACGGCAACCACATCATTACGCGTGATGAGCATAAAGGGCTTGAGTGGACAGCACACGCCCTTGATAGCCGCCACGCCGCAGGATTCGGGAACATGCTTAGCAGATCAGGAGCGAAAAAGGTTTGCCGCGAGTTAACCCTCGGTGGGCACACAGATTGGCGGGTGCCTGAGATTGAAGAGGCGATGTCTATTGGCCTCGTAGATACCTGTTGGCCTGCTAATGAAAAGTGGTTCTGGACCTGCACCCCGTGCGAACAAGAACCGGAAAACAAAGCATGGGCTTTTGAGTTCGGTACTGGCAATAAAAGAATAGAAGACCGCCGTAGCTGGCTTCACGTCCGCGCTGTCCGTGGCCAGATGCGTACTGACGCCACTGCTACACCAAAGGCAGGTGAGTCATGACTGGCATTGGCTACAGCAGCTACAACGACCCACGCCTGCAACCACCGCAAGACGATGCTAAAGAGTATTTCGCAGAACAGGTCGATGCTCGCGTTCAAGACTATTTAAGCGATCCGGAAAAAATCGAAGAAGCCGATGAATGGGTGGCCGGTACGTTGTCTGCGGCCCATTACAAAGAGATGGAAATCGTTCTAGCGGATTTACATGCCCTGCCTTCGGATCAGTTAATCGGCAGCGATGTCTTAGCCCGTCTTTACGCACTGGCCGAAGTGCAAGGACTCGCACGCATGGAACAACTGCGCATCCTTGCCGAGCAGGACGTACAAGAGGACATACAAACAGCGCAAGAAGCGCATTGGTATCACCGTAGCGGTATCGATGCCATGCAGGAGAACTACGCATGATCCCCTGCACCATCACCGCACGCACCAAGCAGGGTGTGTACACCTACACCGGCCTGTTTCAGAAAACTGTTGAGGCTAAGTCTGACGCCTACCGGCGCTTTGGATTCCCAGCCGTTATTGCCGTCACAGCCATTCACCGCAAATCGATGCGAAACAACACCCATCCCAGCCCGCCACGTGCGGCGTGATCTCACACAAAAACCCCCGAGATTTTTCGGCAAAGGAATTCCTATGTCACACCTGGATCACAATCGCAATTTCTGTATGGGTTATTGCAATCATCATAATGGGGTAGACATCTACGGCACGCCTGTACATTGCAGGAAGTGTGCGCCTCATTTATTTCTCGTGTCTGCGGACGACGTGAACGGCCCCCTCCGTGACTATCTCGACTTGCGATATCGGCTCAGTCGTCCAGTAAGCCTCAGCGATCTGACGGAGGTGCTCAAGCGGATTAACTCCGGGAAGGATGTCCAAGTCGTAACACCCACGATGGGTCCGATGGACCTTCAAATCCGCCGTGACTTCGTAAACAAGTGTTCCGGGGGCATGGATGTCTCGATAGGTGATCGCATCTTGCAAACTTTCGAGGAGAAAGACCGCATGCAGGCGGCTCGGTTTATCTGGGCTGATTTGCTGCCTTACGTGCTCAAGGAAGGACTCCCTCCAGAGCTTGAAATCCATCTTGGTATACAAGCTGAGCATTCTCCCCCAATTGCCGGGCTCAATGATGCTACCGGCTCCGAGAAGGATGGGTGAGCAGTGGAAATACGTCTTCAATGCAATGTCTCCAGGATCAGCGGATAAAGCCGCCCATGATACCGGACCGACTTCTGAGCACCGCTGCTGCCCTGACTATCAAGCAGGAAACCCACCCATGAACCGCTATCGCACACCGAAAGAACAACACGCTGCACGTTGCAACTACGACGCACACCCTGGATTAGCCCACTGCATTTTGCGCGATACCCGAGCAATGCCCAATGCAATACGCATCGCCAATTACCGCGTTCGCCGCGCGCAATACGAAGCCGCTAAAACGCTTTCTTCAACCCTGATCAAGCACTAACACCACTGCTGGAGGACACCATGTCTATCACTACAGAAAGAACATCGTTAACAGACCTCGAACACCTATTTGAAGTCGCAGACGGCGGAATACTCGCCACAAAATTCGCAAGGGCATTAAGCGATGTGGCGTTGGCCATCAACTACACCCGTAAACAAGGTGAAGTCACGCTCAGCTTAAAACTCAAACCCATTGGCGAATCCTCACAAGTCATGATCGATCACACCTTGAAATATGTTGAACCAAAGCTACGCGGCAAAGTCACAGAGGAAGACACCACGAGCACGCCAATGTATGTCGGGGCACGCGGCAAATTAACTCTTATCCCAGAGACACAACAGCAATTGTTCGCTGAAAAAAACGAATCATCACCCATTAAATAAACTGAAAAAAGGAGCTGATTCATGGACAAAACAGCCATAGAACATATTCAACAAACCGCCATTGATGCTAATAAATTCCGTTTACCGCCTGCATTACAGGATATCGCGGTGGCGATTCCAGATAACTATGAAATCAGAAATCTCGAATCTCTCTACACATTACGCTCGCGTTTCCGTGGAGAAATGAAAACCCAATCTATTACCGACTTCGTGCAGTACATCAAGACAAAAGGAAATGGCGAAGGTTTTATTAATGCAGAAAATCTCAGTGCCAAGATATTTTTCAATCTCGGTACAACAGAATCACCCGGTCATGGCGACTGGACAGCCACGCTCACACTTAACGCCACAGCAGCTTACAAAGCACTGCTGGATATTGACGGTAAAACACTCAATCAGCGGAAGTTGATTGATTTCCTGGAAGATTGGGCACCGCTGCTGTCGGCCACATCACAAGAAAGCCTTGATGAACTACCGTTGACGACCGCGATTAACGCGATTCGCAAATTAACGATCAAGAAAACCTCAGAGTCAGAATCGACTCAGGGCGAATTCAATACATCACGCTCCAAGTTCGATGATATCGAAGCCAAATCAGCTATTGGCTTACCGATTGGTTTCACCTTCAGGACCCAGCCGTATCTTGGATTACCGGAACGCAGATTCCTGCTACGGCTGTCAGTATTCACCGACGAAGAAAAAGAAAAGCCACTCATCACACTGCGCCTCATACAGCGCCAAGCACAGCAGGAAGCGATCGCCCAGGATTTTAAAAGCGTGTTGTTTCGTGCGCTTGAAGGACACGCCACGCTGACGATTGGCACATTCTCCCCATCCCTTTAACAGAGCGAAGCTGCCATGAACTCCTGTCTGTCATCAAACCAAACAATGTCATACCAATGACAGCCGAATACCGGCAGTCGATCCGTACCGCATTGAAAACCAGTCTTTATCCGGGGGCTTCAGATACCTCTGTCGATATGGTGTTGGCCTATTGCCAGGCGGCTGATTTAGACCCGATGACAAAACCCGTTCACATCGTGCCGATGTGGATTCCAGAAAAGAAAGTCGATGGGCGCGTTGTGTCATCGGCAGGCATGCGCGATGTGATCATGCCCGGGATCGAACTGTATCGAACCAAGGCACACCGCACCGGCGAATACGCCGGACAAGATGAAGCCGTGTTTGGAGACACCATCTGCGAAACACTGGGCGGCGTGCAGATACGTTATCCGTCATGGTGCCGCATTGCGGTGTACCGCATGGTCGCTGGTGAACGCGTCCGGTTTGCCGCAACCGTGTATTGGCTGGAAGCCTATGCCACCGCAAGAAAAGACAGCCCCGCCCCTAACAGCATGTGGCAAAAACGCCCCTTTGGACAGTTGGAGAAATGCGCTGAAGCCTTAGCACTTCGCAAAGCATTCCCAGAAGCCGTGGGCGCTCAACCGACGGCTGAGGAAATAGAGACAGAACCACACATCATTGAAGGCAAAAGCACCCACGTTCACACGACACAGTTACAACCACCAGACATCAAACAGATCACCTATTACCCACAAGAGGAGTTCGAGAAAAACCTGCCCGCATGGCGGGACGTGATTGCATCAGGAAAACGCACTGAAGATCAAATCATCTGCATGGTGCAAAGCAAAGGCACCTTGACCCAGGAGCAGCTCACCGCCATTCGCGCCTGCGTCGAAGACACCAGTGCTGAGCCTGTGCCTACAGACAATACCCCACAGGAAAGCAACACCACTCACACGGAAGAAAACACATGAACATCATTGAACTGACCCAAGGCACCCCGCAATGGCACACCCACCGCGCCAAGTATCTCAATGCCAGCGACGCACCGGCCATGATGGGATGCAGCCCCTATAAAAGCCGTGCCGAACTGATACGGGAACGCGCCACGGGGATCACCCCCGACTATGACCAAGCGACGTTACAACGTTTTGCTGAGGGGCATCGCGTTGAAGAACTGGCGCGCCCCTTGGCAGAACGCATCATCGGTGATGACCTGTATCCCTGTGTTGGTGTCGATGACATGTATTCGGCCAGCTTCGACGGCTTGACCTTGCTGGAAGACACCGTCTGGGAACACAAGCAACTCAATGACACGATTCGCGCCGCCATGACAGACGGCAGCACCGGCCAAGACCTTCCATTACATTATCAAATACAGATGGAACACCAGAGCATGGTGTCCGGTGCCCAACGTGTCCTGTTCATGGCCTCGGCCTGGAACGGTGAACAGCTCATAGAAGAACGTCATTGCTGGTACACCCCAAACCCCGAATTACGTACCCGCATCATCAACGGATGGCAACAACTGCAAGCGGACATCGCCGCCTACCAGCCTGAGCCACCACCACCGCCTGCGGCCTTGGGGCGTTCACCAGAGCAACTACCGGCATTGCATATTGCAGTCACAGGAACGGTGACCACCTCCAACCTGCCGCACTTCAAAGCCTGCGCACTGGCTGTATTGCACAACATCAACCGTGACCTGCGCACCGATGAGGATTTTGCCAACGCAGAACAAACCGTGAAATGGTGCAAAGGTGTCGAGACGCGCCTAGACGCCACCAAACAACAGGTATTAGGACAAACAGCCGACATTGATGCCGTCTTCCGCACCCTGGACGAAATCGCCGAAGAAACCCGCCGCGTCCGTCTGGAGTTGGATCGCTTGGTGAAAACCGAGAAAGATCACCGCCGTACTGAGATTGTTCACACCGGCCTGAAGACCCTGCGTGACTACTACGCCAGCCTCAACGCGAGGTTAGAGGAGTATGCCCTACCGATTCCGGCTGATTTGCCTGCAAAGATCGGTGACACCATCAAAGGCAAGAAGTCGATGATCAGCATGCAGGAGGCTGTAAGCGCCGCCGTGGCTCACGAGAAGATCAACATCACTGCCCACGTGGAACGGGTGCGCGCCAATATCACCGTGATGGAAGCATGTGACGCGGCTTACCGCTCCCTGTTTCCAGACAGGGTGAATCTATGCATCAGCAAAACACCCGATGACCTGCGCAATCTGATCCTTGCCCGCATTGCCGATCATCAGCAGCAAGAACAGGCACGCATCCAAGCCCAACGCGAGCGCCAGAACACCGTCGAAGCAACGCCATTACCCACCCCGCCAACAGCTCACTGCTCCACCGAATCCACTGCAACCACTGCAACCACTGCAACCACCCCAGCATCCACAGGCCACCTCATCAAGCTGGGTGATATCAATGCATTGATTGCCCCACTATCCATCAATGCCGATGGATTAGCGGCACTGGGTTTTGTCCCCATCGGCACCGAACGCGCCACCAAGTGGTACGCCGCTGCTGAATTTCCTGCGATCTGTCATACCTTGAAACAGGTGTTGTCCGACGCTTCATCCCGCACCGCCATCAAGCAGGCCGCGTGATGACAGGGGCAACAAATATCACGAGCCATGTCATGAACGGCACGTTTGATGATCGCGTTCTCGGCAATCTCGATTCCAGATGCGGCCCGAGCTTGACCCACATTCACCGCTGCGGTACCGTCGCTCCTGCGCTGGCAAATTCTAGCGCCGGGTTTGGCAACCCGATGAACGGCGCTTCAAAAGCGCCCCGCATCCCGAGTGGCGCTTTTTTGTTGCCTCCCACGATTTACGGTGGGGCAGTCAGGAAGACCGCAAGGTCTGCCGGTTCATGCGCAAGCTCCGTTCCCGGTTTGCCAATCCTGCCTGTCCCATCACCATGGGGTTTGGCAACGTCTGGTGATGGGTTTTCCTCTCGAACGGAGACCTGCACCATGCATAACACCCTTCCTGCGTCCGTTGATTTTTCCGACGTATCCCTAACCATCATTGATCATGATGGCATTCCTTACCTGACGGCTGCCGATCTGGCCCGAGCGCTTGGTTACGCCGATGAGCGCGCCGTTTCCCGTATCTATAACCGTCATTCCGAAGAGTTCACCGTCGAGATGAGCTTGGTGGTCAATTTGACCACCAAGGGGTTTGGAAGTGGCAACTCTGAAAAACCTACCCGACTCTTCAGCCCCCGCGGCTGTCATCTGGTGGCGATGTTCGCCCGTACTTCAGTCGCCGCCGCGTTTCGCCGCTGGGTGCTGGATGTGTTGGAAGTCCTACCCTCGATCCGCAAGACGGGGAGCTATTCCACCACGGGAACAATGGTGAATGACGATGCACTCTGCGCCATCTGGTTTCTGTGTGACCACTTCAAGAAGCTGCACGAGATGTCCCGCGTCAATAAGGTTCCGCAAGCACTGTATTGGCTTGGAGCGACAGAGATTAGCGGTGAGCTTGGTACGCGTCTGCTTGAGGGCATGAGGGGCGGCGTTCTCAAAATAGAAAAAGCCCTCGGCCCACACCTGGAGCAGGCCGCCCAAAAGGGCATGGGCAATGCAAGCAGGCATCTGTCATGAACACCATCAGCAATAACAGCATCTACCTGCCCCCTCCCCATCCATTGCCCTCTAGGAGCACTCACAATGGCACGCGGAATTAACAAGGTAATCCTAGTCGGCAACCTGGGAAACGAGCCAGATATCAAATACACCCAAAGCGGCATGACGATCACCAGCATTAGCCTAGCGACCAGCAGCGGACGCAAGGACAGAGAGGGCAATACCCAGGAGCGGACCGAATGGCACCGCGTCAAGTTTTTCGGAAAGCTGGGCGAGATTGCCGCCGAATATCTGCATAAGGGATCGCAGTGCTACATAGAGGGCACCATCCGTTACGACAAGTTCACCGGCCAGGACGGCCAGGAGCGTTATGTCACTGAGATTATTGCTGACCAAATGCACATGCTCGGCGGTCGCGGTGAAGGCTCCAGCGGCATCACGCCACAGCGGCGACCGGCAAAGGTCCGTAACAACGATAAAGCCTATGCGTATGCAGGCGACGGCTTCCACGATGACGCCCCCCCGTTTTAGCCGAGCAGGAATCAGACAATGGTTAATGCGCCGGTAAAACAAATGCATGACACTCTGTCAGCTATTGAGCACCGCCTGCCGGATATCTACACCTTCCACGACTTGCAGTTGCTTTGTGGCAGAGGAAAAAAAGTCAAGCGTGCGCGCGTCGAAGAATGGGCACGCCGACAAGGCATCCCCTACAAGTACGACGGAGAGGGTGGAATCTGGACCACACTCCAAGCACTCAATGCCGCACTGGGGATCGGTACAGACTTAGCCGACGCACCATATCGACCAGAAGACATCGTGTAATGCCTCGGCCACGCAAGCATCACCCGTCGATCCCACCACACATCGACCAATCCAAAATCCCAAAGGGAATCTATTGGGATTCCAGTGGCAAAGGTCGCTGGTACGTGCTCGAAATACCCAGAAAAGCTGTCGCGGTCGCGGGACCGTCTGCCCTACTTTCCGATCTGCATTCCATCATGGAAGCAAGGTCTGGTACCCATGAACGCGGGACTATTGGCCATGTCATCACCCACTATCTAAGAAGCACAGATTTTCAGCAACTAGCGCCGCGTACCCAGGAGGATTACCACCGCCAGGTCGAGATCGTCCGCAGTTATAAAACGACGATGGGGATGACACTGGATAGGTTGTACATTGCACGGATGAGTCCCGCAATTATTCAACGTATCGTTGAAAAGATCGCCGTAGGTAATGGAGAAATAAAGGGGAAGCCAACAAAAGCCAATCATCTGTTTCGCTTCCTGCGCCTCGTGTTCTCATGGGGCATTCGTCACGGACATTGTATGGATAACCCAGCCAAAGGGGTTAGACAGGCGAAAGAACGAAAACGAGACGGAATGCCAACGCTTGAAGCGTTTGCAGCAATTCTGCAATTCGCTACACACCGAGGGGGACTCAAAGCACATACAGCAGGGAGCGTCCCACGTTACATCGCGCCACTGATGTACATTGCCTACGCGTGCCGTTTGAGAGGCATTGAAGCAATGACCCTTACCGAAGCCAACGCGACCGAGCATGGAATTCTGAGCAACCGGCGTAAACGAAGTCGAGACAACATCACACGTTGGACACCTCGCCTGCGTCAGGCATGGGCAGAACTACTAGCGCATCGGGCAACCGTATTAAAGCGTAACTGCCTTCCACAAAGGCTGCACCCCCAAGATCGTTACCTTATTTTGGCCGAATCAGGACACCCACTAACAAAATCGGGCTTGGATACGGCATGGCAGCGGCTGATGGCCTTGGCGATCCAAGAAAAAGTGATTTCCGATGAGCAGCGCTTTACGCTACATGGAATCAAACATCGAGGCATTACCGACAGTACTGATAAGTCATCTGGAGGGCACCGCAGCGAATCAATGAGGCAGCGTTACGACCATGCGTTACCCATCGTGGAACCTGCGAGTGCGCCAGAGTTTTCAGGAGTGTTTTCAGGAGGGGCCGATGAGAAAGCCAGAAAATAACTATAAGTATTTGTTTTTACTGGTGGGCCGTGCTGGAATCGAACCAGCGACCAGCGGATTAAAAGTCCGATGCTCTACCGACTGAGCTAACGGCCCAAAACAACAACTCAGAACATGAGGTTGCGGCCGCAAAGTGTACAGCTAAGACTAACCAGAAACATAATTTTTACTGTACATAGCCAGTGGCGGTTGCGACACCAGCATCCACAAATCCGGCCGCACGCAGTTTACAACCATCGCAACGCCCGCACATTGGAACTCAAAGAAAGAAGAAAAACGATTCATTCCGTAGTAAGAGGGTATGCCTTACGGAAGAACCACGTCCCCCCTGTCACTGGAGACTTATGCACTACGTAATTCACTCGTTAAGCTTAAAACCAATGTGCGGGCTTCCGAAAGTGTTTGATGACCCCTGAAAATGGTCCGTAGAGACTGGCATACAACCGGCCGATAGACACATCAATGACACGATTGGAATGAATCAAAAGACGTGTTGCCGAGTGTGTTGCGGAAGGACAACAACACCCAAGTGACCGCATCGCCTCGCCATTTTTTGCATCTTTGTCAAAAACGTTTCCGCTGAAAAACCTCTGAAAAATGGCTTTGGTGTGCCACCTCTGGCAGGCAGTGGTACAACCGGCGTTGCCGCGTTACGCGCAAAGCACCGGTTTATAGGCATGGCGTTGTCTCTGGTTTATAGCGACGTTGCAAAGCAGCGTTTGTCCGATAGGGTTTGTGGGCTTATTCGTGATGTGTATCTGTGAAGGTCTGGAGCTGAGCCAGTCATTCACCGTGGCTGCGGTGATCGCGTCCGGCTTAATAGACACGCCGTACACGCTAGCGCTGATTCGGAACTTTATCGTGCTGAAGCTGGGTATCGGCGGAAAGTGATAATGATCAGAAAAGCGTTGCGTCGTATCCCGGACTATCTTCCTAACATGCGATTGCTTGTTGAATACGTGATGATTGCGGTGTTAGTATCGCTAGCCGCTCATGCGGTGCTATCGTGGGTTAATCACGCCAAATTAACGCAACGCGCGACGCATATTCAGGAGCAAGTAGCCAGCATGGAACGCACTTTAAATGAGAAAGCAACGATGAATGCGGAACAACATGCCGCAATCGTGCAATTACTTTTGTTACGCAACAGCGACAGCCGCGCCGTGGCAGTGCCGAGGTGCACCCGTGAGCTTTAAACATGAAGTAGAGATTGACCCATACGCCGAAGCACGCGAGCCGTACCCCTTGATTCTTGCTGAAAAAGTACAAATCGATTGCTACATAAGGCTGCGCGTACTCCGCACGATAGACGCATGTTTGTCTTCCCTCCAGTTAACAGGGACGGATACAACGCACGTTGCTGTGGAGTTAAAAAAACCACAAGGTAACCGGCCGCTTACGTTCGGCTTTGTGCTTACCGGGAAATGCCGGGGCAACACTACAATCACCGCGAAAATGGAATTAACGAACGGCGTTGTTAGTAAACGCACCTTTCATGTTGTTGTACGGTCATGCTGTGGTTAAAAAGCACCTCTTGGAACCTGGGTTGTAGGCTTGCTGGCAGTAAAAATCGCAACACTGCGACGATTAAAAACGCGTTTCTTGAGGCCCTCGACTATCTCGGCGGCGTTCCGGCGTTAGCGGAGTAGGCCTGTGCAAATCGCACGGAATTTCTACACACTCGCCGCGCGCCTTATTCCCAAGCAAACCCATATTGCCAGTAAATTCGCGCTAAACAGTGCTGATGTTGCCGAGTTGGATGCTGCTATTGCAGTCCTTACCACCCAATCATGCCTTGGCATTATTGCTGGCAGAAAAAATGCACCGCCGCTGTACTAAACGCTTAGCCAACTATCCTGCCTACGCCAAACAACACGCGTTTCATGTGATGGGCGCGACCATGCGCGAGAGGCTGCTCATCCTGGCCAATCAATCCGGAAAAACCGCTGTGTGCTTGTCATGAGGCAGCAAATACACCTCACCTGCCGCTATCCTGATTTCTGGGATGGCAAACGTTTTACTAGTGCTCATCACGGTTTGGCCGGTTCTGAAACGGGAGAGTTAACGTGCCGGCAGTGTGCAACGGCCTCTTGCTCGGCCGTGATCCGAAAACCGAATGAGGCACCGGCGCGTTCCTGGCGCGTGCATTGATGCCATGACCTGGGCGCGTGGTGTGCCTGAGCTGGTCGATACCGTATACGTACGCCATTGTTCTGGCGTGCGTAGTTCCGTCTCGCTCAAATCTTTTGAATAGGGAGGTGAAAAATGGCAGGCCGATCCAGTCGATTGGATCTGGTTTGACGAGCAACCGCCCGAAGATGTGTACTTCGAGGTCATCACCCGCACTAATCGCACCTTTGGGCTGGTGTGTATGACGTTTGCGCCGCTAAAAAGCATATTAACCGTGGTGTGGCGCTTTCTGCTGGAAAACGTTCCGGACCGAGCAGATGTGCAAATGATCATTGAAGATGCCGAACACTATTTTCTCGAAGACTGCGCGCGTATCACTGCAAGCTACCCACCGTATGAGCGCGAAGCACGTACTAAAGGCGTTCCAGCATTAGGGAGCGGTCGCCTATTCCCCATCGCGGGAGAAAAAATCGGTGTTGCCCCTGAAAAAAAATTTGAAGAAGGTAAGCAACGCGCTCCGAATCGCCTTATCGGCCAAACCATCAACGCATCAGATGCCGCACAGCGTGACATGTCTCTATGCGCACGCATTGACGCCGATCCGAAACACTTTTGTTAG